ATCGGTAATTAAGGAGAAATAATATGCCAGAAATTAAACTTACGAATGTAACCAAACACTGGGGCAGATTCTATGGTGTCGATCATTTGAATCTGGACATTGAAAATAATGCATTCATTACAATCTTAGGCCCGTCAGGATGCGGCAAGACAACAACACTGCGTATGATTGCTGGTCTGGAAACACCGACCAGCGGGCAGATCAAGATTGGCGATCAGATTGTCTATGACAGTGATCAGGGAATCAATGTTCCGCCAAATAAGCGCAAAGTAGGATTTTTATTCCAGAACTATGCATTATGGCCGAATATGACAGTCTATGAGAATATCTCCTTTGGTCTGAAGAATGTCAAAGAAGAAAAGCCTGTGATCGACTTTGATGCAAAAATCGCCAATGACATGATCCGTGCGCTGAAGAATGGTGCCAAGCTGAAAGAAGTCATGGAAGATGTCAGAGACAAGACCGGCAAGATCGATAATGAACGTGCTTTGATCAAGCTGATCAACGTCTATACAATTTCCATGCCGACAGCGAAGAAACTGCTTTCGCTCGGTGTCCATGAGGCAGCCGAGCCAAATGCGGCAGCTGACAGTCATCGTGTTAAATACGAAGCAGAGCTGGAGAAGATCAAACAGAGCCATCAGGCCAAGGGCGAATCTCTCAATGAGAGATTTGAACTGCTCAAGAACGATACACCGTTAAGAGAAGTCCGCAGACTGAGCAAGGAAGAAATTGATCTTGCTGTACGCAGAGTCTCCAGGATCGTTAAGATCGGTATGTTCATGGACCGTTATCCGGCTGAACTTTCCGGCGGCCAGCAGCAGCGGGTTGCCATCGCCCGTACCTTAGCACCAGAACCGCAGGTCCTCTTCATGGATGAACCGCTGTCCAACCTGGATGCGAAGCTCCGTCTGGAAATGCGCTATGAACTGCAGCGTCTCCATGTTGAAACAGGATCCACTTTCGTCTACGTCACGCATGACCAGATGGAAGCTATGACCCTTTCCACCAAGATCTGTCTGATGAACAACGGTGTCCTGCAGCAGTATGCAGCACCATTGATCCTGTACGGTGCACCAAATAATCTGTTCTGTGCAGACTTCGTCGGCAATCCTTCCATCAACTTTATTGAAGGAAAGGGTTCACAGCAGACAGACGGCACCATTGCTCTGAGTGTCCTGAACGGCAAGAAGGCAGTCTTTACACCGAGCAGACCGCTGAACATGAATGAATGGTTTGCAAAGCGTGATGAAGATGCGGAAGCTGCTAAAGAAGCTGAAGCAGAGCTCTTGAAGGAAAAGGGCAGTGTTGAAAAAGAAAACAAAGATGAAGTATTTGAATACCACATTGCCAAAGTTGATGAAGAAGACTTCACACTGAAGGAGAAGGTCGCTGTTACAAATGAAGACTTTGTTCTTGCTATCCGTCCGGAAAAAATCAAAGTCACACCGCAGGGAAAGCTGGATGCACATGTCAACGGCTCCATGCCGACAGGTATGGAATCAACCCTCAAGCTGAACGTGAACGGCTTCCTGCTGACTTCGGTAGTCTTCGGCTCCTTCGCTTATGTGATTGGGGACGAGATCCATATCGACATCGATGAAGATGGAATTCTTCTGTATGACCGTAAGTCAGGCAAACTGATTGCTTCGGGAACAGTATATCTGAGAGACTAATCTATATAACATTCAAGTGAAAATGATCATTGACGAATGATTGGAAAAGAGAAGATTGATTTCTTCTTTTTTCTTTTTCCCGAAATTATATTCGCCTATTTCACATACGGCTACAGTTACTAATAATACAATCATGTTTTCTATGAACTAGTGATTGTAATACTTTTTCTTTATGATGATCCATTTGTTACTACTAATAACATTGTATCAACAATACTCAAAAACAGACATGCTATTGTGAAACAACAGAATAAAAAAGCCTGCACTTTCTGAGTGCAGGAAATATCTAATTTCAATGATATTTATAAAGTTTCTTCGATTTCAAGTCCTGTTTTGAACTCTACTACAATACTGTGATTGTTGACTTCTACTCGATGTACTAGCTTTCGAATCAGGGAGTCATCATACGCAAGATCATCATTGATATGCTCAGTCAGAAATTGCTGGATTTCTTGGACTCGCTTTAAATATTCATCCTGAGTTGCCTTCTGCCCGAATGTCTTGTCTTTGATTCCCTTAAGCCTTCTGATTTCCTCGGCTAGATCTTCATAATCCTTGCCGATATTGATGCACCTTACCAATTGATCCTGCAGTTCCTTCAACCTTGAATCACATGTCTCTATGTCGTCACCAATGACATCATTGATATTTTGCTTCAATTTTTCAATAATTTGGTTCTGCGAGCCAAAGCCCTTCATTATTGCCTTAACAATGGCAGCATGAAGATCTTCTTCATGGATTGTTGGTGATAGACAAGCACCGTTACCTTTTTGCACCCTTGTTCTACATCTCCAAACTGGCACCTTTCGACCATTTTCGTTCCATACAATTCTGCGATACGGTGCACCACATTCACTACAGACCAGCACGCCGGTCAATGCATATTTGCAGCAGTAACCTGCATGAACATTTTGCTCATCTATCAAATTGTTTCTTCTTCTATTTTCTGCCTGGACCGCATGATAGATTTCTTTGGATATGATAGCTTCATGATTATTTTCTATATAATACTGTGGAACCGCGCCATCGTTTTTGATACGTTTTTTTGACAAAACATCGGTTGAATAAGTTTTCTGTAGCAGGGCGTCACCCATGTATTTTTCATTCATGAGAATCTGCCGGATATTGGAATCCCACCATCTCTTTTTTCCCGAGCCATTTGGAATTCCATCCTTTTCCAGTCCTTTTGCAATGGAAACGTAACTTTTTCCTTCCAAATACTCTCGGTAAATTCTTTTGACCACCTTAGCCTGTTCTGGATCAATGATCAGTTTCCCATTCTCGTCTTTTGTGTACCCAAGGAACCATTTTGTATTGATCTGTACCTTACCCTGTTGGTAGCGGAACTGAAGTCCCAACTTCACATTTTTTGAAAGTGATTCACTCTCCTGCTGGGCAAGGGACGCCATGATTGTGATCAAAACTTCTCCCTTTGCATCCAAAGTATTGATATTCTCCTTCTCGAATATAACTGGGATGTTTTTTTCTTTGAGCTGCCGGATATATTTCAGACAATCAATCGTATTTCTGGCAAACCGGCTGATGCTCTTAGTGATGACCATATCGATCTTCCCAGCCATGCAATCATCGATCATTCGAAGAAACTCTTCTCTTTTCTTTGTGCCTGTGCCGGAAACACCATCATCTGCATAGATGCCAACAAATTCCCATGTTGAGTTTTTGGAAATATACTCCTTGTAATGAACTACCTGAGTATCATAACTGGTAGCTTGTTCTTCCGTATCCGTTGACACCCTGCAATAGGCTGCTACCCTCAGCTTTTTTACTTCAGCCTTTGTAACAGTGTTCCCATACTTCTTAATAGCCGGGATGACCATTATATTCTTTCTCATTTCCATAAATCATCACTCCTTTTCTTTTATTAATGAATAAATATACTGAGCCTGGGCATATGGATCATCCAAATGCTGCACGATTGGTTCCATTTCAAAGTCAACACAAACTTTTGTCGGTTTTACCGACAATGTGGATTGGCTACTATGCCGTTTTCAATCCTGGTGAGCCTTCTGAACCTGATCAAAGATTTCATTATTAATGAGGGGAGGATAAAAATCTGTGCCAAGGTACCTCTTGTCCGCCAGCAAATTCAACATCCCACTAGGATTACGCTTAATGCCAAGTTTGTTTGAAATTGCTTGTAATGAATCACCGTTTAGATAGAATTTGAAGGCTTGTTGCAGGGCTTTCGATTCGTTTTTATCAGTCACTGCCAATCCGTTCTCAATTCGATATCCGTATGGTATTATTCTCATTTCAAGCTCGCCACCTCTCTGAAGATCAATCCACATGCAAATTCAAAGCCAAACTCCTCTCTGGAGTAGATATGCACAGTTTTGACGCATTCTGTGAATAACTCATCGTCAAACTCAACGGTCACTTTTTTCTGTCGGATTCTTTTTAGCAACGCGCCGCCTCCGGAGATCCCGCGGTTTTTTTGTTGAGGCTGATCGATAAGAATTTCCTTTTTTCTTGTTAATTCAGTACGTTCAGCCGACAGTTGATTCAAGGCCTGCTGATATTTCACAGGATCTAACAATCCGTCGGCCACAAGAGTGGCCAGCTTCTGAGTTTTATTAGAATTATCATTCAGTGCTCGTTCGATACTTTCAACGATTCGCTGAGCCTCATCACCATCACACTCGCGTTCCGCTTTTACAAAAGGAATTAAGAGGTCATTCTTACTGACGATCAGTTTATTCACTACTGTTGTGAAAGCACTCTTAATCGCCTCCTCTGGAATACCCTTCATTGAGCACTTTTCTGTATTACTTAGATGCGTAACACAGGTCCAGAGAACACATTTCTCTCTATTACGTCCAGTGATGATTCTTCGCTTTAGATGCGCTCCGCACTCCGCACAGGTCAGTTTTCCGGTAAAGGTATATCTCTCTTGATAATTGATATGCTCAGCATCAATACCCTTTTCTTTTCTGTGCAGTACAAGCAGCTCTTGTGCTTTATCAAACTGTTCTCTGGTAATAATTGCTGGATGATGATTGTTGTGTAAATACTGATCGCGAGATCCTCGATTCGTATGGCGTTTGAAGTTATCATCCGTGAATGTTTTCTGGTAAAGCGCCTCACCAACGTAACGCTCATTCTGCAACATCCCTCGTACGGTCGTTTCGCCCCAATGATCCGTTCGCTTGGATGGTATTTTTTTGTCATTCAGTTCTTTAGTAATCTTCTCAATTCCTTTGCCGGAGCATGCTTCATCGAAAATGAATTTAACTACTGGTGCTGTATCTTCATCAATCACCAATTCTCGATCTTTCTTTGTATATCCATACGGTGCCATGCTTTGTTTATAGGTCCCGTTCATGAATCTCCTCTTAATACTCCACTTCTCATTTTCGGAGATTGATACAAGTTCACTTTCGGCCAAACTACTGAGCACCGACAGCATGAACTCATCGCTTTCTTTGAGTGTATTGATATTCTCTCGTTCAAAGAAAATACCGATGTTTCTTGCATTCAGGTCTCTGATGATGGAAAGGTAATCTGTCACATTTCTACTTAACCGTGAAATACTTTTTACTTGAACAAGGTCGATTTTTCCTTGTTTGCAGTCATCCAACATTTTCATCAGTTCAGGGCGTGTCTTCATCTTCATTGCAGAAAGGCCTTCATCGTAATAGATACCGGCAAATGTCCAGTGGTCATTACCTTTGATTACCTGCTCGTAATGTTTCTTTTGGGCATCCAGACTTTCCAACTGGTCATCTTTATTTGTAGAAACTCTGCAGTATGCAGCAACACGCTGTTTCTGCTCTGTATCTTTCTTCATTGGTTCAATTTTGGTTATTGTTGTCACGGTCTCATCCTCCTTTCGTCAGGTGACATATTCGCTCTGAAGTGTAGTATTATCAACGATTTCATGGCATTAATTGAGCAAAAAATGAAGGGAAAGATTCACGGTTTTTTGTGTCTATTTTTGCATATTCATCCTGGGTAATAATGCCGGCATCCAGCATGCCTTTGATCAGCTTTGTTGCAAGAGCATAGGCATACTCTTTCTCGAGATCATCATTTGTTACTTCGTGTATATCAGGGCTGACTTCTTTAGCCGGGATTACTTTCTTATCTTCGTTCATGGCGGTATCCTCCATAACACACAGGACATTTGTCCACCAACTGAGCAATGAAACAATAAAAAAGACAACCCAGTAAAATTCAGCTTGGTTGCCATCTATAAAAAAATTTATATATTTTAGGGAAAAACAGAAAATCCTACATATATAGGTGATGAAGGAGGATTTGATCATGAAATCAAACCACGTTAGCGTCACCATGGCAGTATTTACTGTCATCAAAGTAATTCTCTCTGGAGAGGAACCAATTACAGCGATCCAGACTTGTTTCAGAATGCGAGCCCTGACAAACGTGTTATTTGACATGGGCTTGTCGCCAGAAGAAATCTTTAATGCCTTACCCCAGGACCAGGAGTCTTTATGAAATGTACAGAAGATGTCTATAACGATTTGAAAGGCATCACTGATTTAACACGGATAATTGCCATGTCCAACTCCGAAGGGATGAATTACACCCATGAAGAGCTTAGTTCATCATTTCGTGCTATCTGGTTACAGCTTGACCATGTATGTGATGATCTCGAGGTAATTGTAAACTCCAAACAATAAAAAAGAGAGGCAGCCAAGTCACGATGACTCAGTTGCCTCATTTGTCTTCTGGTTCCAGTGGTTTTGTTTTGAGTGCCTCATAGATTCGAGATCCAGTGCCATTACCATCTAAGGCATGGTAGGCTTCATATACACGATCGATTTCTTTCCAGGTCTGTGTAGGTAATGATGGTGCATCCTTGTACTCCGCATAGAAATCGAACAGCTTACTATGAAGCAGACAGCGGACGCCATCACGAATGGCATCCGCTTCTGTTGTACTTTTCTGCTGACTCTCTCGATACTTCTTTGAAAG